AGCCTGTTGCCGATGGCTCAAAACCAATCCAGTCTGAACCATCATCGCCAGCTAAATTTTCAACTGTTCCGTCTTGGGCCTTGTACCCTGTAAACCCAATCCAATCAGCACCATCTGGATCAGCAATGTCAGCCACCGTACCAGTTTGACCATTGGCTCCAGTAAATGCAACACTCACTGCATTTGTTGCAACATAAGCACCATCTGCAAATTGATAAACCATTGAGCCTTTACTATCTTGAACCAAAATAGAAAAGTTCACGCCGTTCACATAAATTTGTGCAGGTGTTCCAGAGTTTGAAATGTAGCCATTGATGGTGCGTAATGGTTGGGCTGCTTGTATTGTTAATGCTTCATCAAAATAAACAGTAACAGGGTTAACTTGTGGCGACAAGTTTGGCGCGCCAATCCACACATAACCATTGTCCAAAGGCAACCCATCCTGTCCTGAAAAGACTGGGTACGGTACGCTGATTGATAGTGCTGCCATTTATTTATTCTCCTTATTTGCGCTTAAGCAATTCTTCCATTGCCTTGACTGCGTTTTCTTTGTTGATGCCACGCAGATTCTCTGCGCCTTCAGCAAGTAATTCAAGTGCTCGTCTTGCGCCACCACCTCTTGCAATGTCAACCCCAGTTTGCATTGCCTCGGCAACTTGGCCCTTCAATGAAGTCTGTGCCTGCGCACCAAACATTCGATCAAGCTCGTTGACAAAAATTAACTGGTTGATGACATCATCTTCAATTTTCATGCCGTACTTAGTGGCAGTCTGGTTTGCCTGATCGAGTGCATCAATAAGGTTTGCCCGTGTGCCGTAATTGCTGGTCAATTTACGCATGGCTACACCCAGTGCTTTGTCAGCATTAGGCGATTCAAAATTAATCTGTGTCCCTGCGGCTTTTTGCAAATCATCAAGTGTTGATACTGTGTCCGAATACTTTGCGTTTGCTGCTTTGTAGTCAGGAAAAGTATCTCCAAGGGTTTGATTCAAGTTTCTACGCAAGTTTTTCAAAGTACGTTCAGCTTGTGAAGTCAACGGGTTGGCAAGATTTCGCTTGCCATAGTCAACCTGAGTATCAATAAAACGCTTGGCAGTGTGGATGCCATAAGCATCAGGCGGTTTAACAGTGCTCAAACGCTCCAAAACGGCGTTTAAGACCCTTTGAGCCTGCCTGTCTCCCTGTATATCAGAGCCTTGCAAAATGGCTTTAGCAACCCCGTTTGAGTCCACTTCTACTCTTACGCCCAAAGCACCAAGGTCTTCAATAAACGTATTGATAGCTGGGTCAAAGTTCACGCGCTTATCACGCAACTGACTGTTGGCAACTTTGTTGATTTCGTTTCCAGCCTCTTTATTGGCTTTAGTTAAAAATGAAATTCGTGATTCGACCGTATCGCCCAAAATGTCAGCGGGTCTTGTTGTCGCCCTGAATCTTTCATTCTTTTCGCCCATTTTGAAAATGTTAAGCATCTTCGACATGGCTTGGCGGTCTTTTTCGGTTGCAGCTTTAATACTCGCAATCGTGCCATCTTTCCACCCTTGCTTGATGGCATCAGCCGCCAAGTTATCAGGTACGACCTGAGTCCCTGCAACCCTGAAATTAACAACATCAACAGAATCAGGGCTTTGCGTAATGACTTTTTTAAGGGTTGCTGTATCTTGCGGAGATATTTTTTCTCCAACAGTTGCCTTAATGCTTTGCAAGGATTCTCGAATAGTTGGTTCAACTTGCTCACGAATCCCAGCCCCAACAGGCGCAATTTGCTTTGCAGCTTGTTGGGTTAATGTTCTTACCGCCGATGGTATAGATGGCAATATCCCGCCAGCAACTGTTGCTGCAATTTGGCCACCAGTTCCTGCGCCTGCTTCTTTTGCAAGTTGCCCTGCGCCACCAGCCGTTGCACCTGTAACAGTTTGCAGGACAGGTGTAGTTGCCATCATTCGACCAACTTCACGGGCTACTGGTCCTGCGGCGGCAGCTTCAACAGCTTTACCCAAAGCAACACCACCAGCACCACCGCTTGCACCAGCGGCAGTTGTTTGGACAATCCGTTCTGCGGCGGTACGGGGTTCGGCAACACCAACACGGGTAAGCAAATCTTCAAGCGCATCCGTTGGCATTGTGTATTTTGTGCCAAATAAGCTATTGATTGACCCAACAATAGGGTCTGCAACTAAGCCAGCAAGGGTTGCCGCACCAGCACCAGCAATAGCGCCTGGTATCGCACCAACACCACCAAGCAACGCACCAGCAGCCCCACCAGCAAGCGCCCCAGCGGCAGGCAACGCCATACCCCTTGTAGCGGCTCCAGCGAGTCCTGTTGCAGTTGTTGATGGCTCTGGCATTACGGTCCCGCCATATTCCGTAGCAAGTGCAGTTAGGTCAACTGAAGTAACTGGTGCGCTTGGCTGTATTTCAGTTCGTACTTCTGCTGGCTGTGTCGTGGGGGTAAAAAAAGCATTTAATGTCTGGTCATAATAAGTGCCTTGTGGCCTTGCATCAGCAAGTGAAATAGGCAATAACTTAAAACCCTCTGGCACTGCAATAGAAGTTGCTCTTGGGTCTTCAGCAAAAATAGGTGTGCCACTGATCTCAACTTTTACAGGTTGGCTTGACGGGCTTACAACAGAACCGCCAAATTCTTTAGCTAGTGCTTCGTAGTCTGTTGCCATTATTAAATCCCTGCCTTTTTCTTAAAGGCATCAGCAGCAGTTTGGTTAGGAAATTTTAGTGTTTGCCCATTTGGTAAATTTACCAAAACCCCTGCTGCGGAGGGTATATCAATTGGAGGTGCTTGTACACCATATTTAAGAGCTATGTTTTCCCGTACTTTTGTAAGTAAACGCACAGCCTCTGTTACATTTTCTTTTAATCTTGCAGGCGATTGTTTTAAACTTAAAGTTTGCAAAGATGCTTGCAGTTTATCCCCTTCTTTTTCAGACAAACTTCCAGTGCCTTTAATTTTTGGTATCTGGGCAATAAATGCTTGTGAACCAAGGGCCTCTACAAGTGCCTCAAAGTCAGAGACATCAGAACTTAAAGTAGGTAACCTTGAAGCTACTGGCCCTGTTGCGGATTTAATAACATCTTCTGGTGTATTCAAAACTCTTTGTGCTGTATTCAAAAAATTATCAATGTCAGCAGATTGATTAGAAACCGTTGCTTTTTGGTCTCTGTCAAGGGCATCACGCTTTTCTTTTGCATCATCAATTTTTTGTTGCAACTCTTGACGTTTTAAATTGTTTGTTTCTTTTGCGGCGGCGGCATTAAGAGCCGCAATCCGTGTATTTTCTTTGTCAATCAATATGTCTGCTTCAGTTTTGCGTAAAGTTGCAGCAGCTTGTTTTAAATCGGCCTCTATTTTTACTTGAGCAAAATTTGCATCAACCTGTGCTTTCTTTGCGTCAGCCGTTGCTCTTGCGGCATCTGCGGCTTCTCTTTCAGGTGCGTTTTTAGCTTTTGCCTGTGCTGATATTGCATCAGCCACGGCTTTATCAGCATCAGCCATCTTTTGCTTTAATTCACTTGGCGCAAGGTCTTGTGCTCGTCTTTCAACACGAGCATCTTTTAAGCCTGCATACCAGTCTTTTCCGAATATTGAGGCTGTATATGGTTCAATCAAATTTACTGCGGCGGCTGGGTTGACAGTTTGAGCAGTTCTTTTAATTGTTTCTAATGCCGCTTTTTGAGCTGGGTCTTTTTCTGCCAAAATCTTGTCATCTAATAATTTGAATGCAACAGTTGGCTCTGATTCCAACCCAAGCATGACTTGAGCATAAAACCGCTTATCAGCATCAAGTCGTCTTTTATCCGTACCTTCAGCCATTAACTTCAAAGCATCTAGTTGGTCTTTGTTTCCTGCAAATGCAAACAACTGCTCAATTTCCTCAAAGTTTCTTTCCTCTGGTTTTTTGTCATAAAAACTTTTGAGTCTTGTACCGAGTTCAGCTTGCCGTGCTTGTGTTTGTTGCATTGCTTGCTGTTCAAGCAAACGCTTCTGCTGTGCGTCCCGAATTGTTGCCTGCTCTGCACCTAATTTAAAGCCAGCCAAAGAAGCTTCAAAAGGGGTTTTTACATCAATAGAATAATCTATCGGTTCTTGGAATGGGTTAATAGTTGCCATGATTTAACCTATTAAAAAACATAGCCGCCTGCAACACGGGGTTGGCCAGGGCTTGGTGCTGTCGTTCCGCCACCCATAGCAGATGTAAAACCAGATAATTGGAAAGGTTGTTCTAAAAATTTGCCATAAGCTCTTGCCTCACCAAGCTGGCCACCAGCGATAGCTCGACCTTGATTTGCAAGTAAATTTGCCACGTTTGTGCCTGTCTGCATTCCAGCAGTACCAACACCAGCCGCAGATTGCTGTCCAATCGTTGTCAAACCACCCAAACGACCATATTGCTGTTCAATCAAACTATTTAAAAGCTGTGGACGGAACTGGGCTAATGCACCCTGAATATTTCCACCACGCAGACCGCCCGTAGCCGATGCCCGTTGTAATAAAGCCTCTTCACCCTGCTGTGCAAGTGTTTGGAAAGTTTCACCGCCACGAATGCGATCAATAGCGGCTTGCTCTGCTTCTGGCCCTTTCAGCCCAAGAAACGCTTGTTGTGCTTCAATGGCAGGAACACCAACTTCTGTATAAGGCTTTAACAAGGCTTGTAACGCATCAAATTGCCTGCGCTGTTCCTCGATACCCATTCTTGCTGATTCAACTTGTGCAGATGCCGCAGAACTTGCAGCATCTGCCTGCATTGAACTACCAAGCAGGGATGCACCGAGCTGAAGACCCGTTCCAATATCAGGCATCGCCAAACTCCTTTAAATAATCTTCTAGCGTTTCGCCATATAAAGCCATCACATGATGACCGTGCTTGGTAGCGAAACCAGCCCCATGCACCAGCGAGACCGCCATCAAAATCAAATCGTAATACCCAGCTCGCCACATGAACGACTTGGCATCCGCCTGTTTATTGCGCTCTGCCGCGTCCGAGGCTTGCCACTTGAGAATCATTGTCGCCAGCAAAGGCGTTAAATGGTTGCTGTTGCCTATAAAAAATGCGTTCTGGTGCATACCCACCAGCGTGTTCCAAATGGCCGCATTCAGGTCTTCTCGTGCTACTGGGTCACCATCTGCTACGTCATCAAAGACTTGAATTGCGTCATAGACCATTACCAACCACTCAACGGCTGATTGGGGAAGCATAAAAACCTTGGTCAGGTTCTCTCGCAGTCCATCGGTCATGCACAACTCCTATACAGGGCAGGCCGCTGGATGCCAGAACTCAGCGACTGAATTTTCGCACAAATTGACAAAAGGTCAATCCTCATATTCTTGATCTTCCCAAGCCTGACAAACCCTCATATCGTTGCAGATAAAGTCCAGCTTTTCGCAGTGACCCCTGAACCCTGCGCCCTTGTCATAAGCCGCCATCGGGATGCGCTCAATCCGAACTTGGGTCATGAAGCTGTTGTCGTAATACTCGCAGTTTGAGCAATGCTTACGCCGTGCGTCTTTTTCATCGCACTGCATTGCCTCTGCCAGTCCTGCGTAGAACTCCTTATTTGAGCCAGCCTCATTGGTGGGCATTTCAGGACCATAGTTCCAGTCAGCCACCGCAACGGCATAGTTCTTCTTGTTTTGGGCATTGGTCAAAAACTCCTCTTCCATCGGCAGGCCATTAAAGCCCCTTGGAATAACCATAAACTCTTTCATGCTGTTCTCCTTAACTGATTTCTCGGCCTGATGCTCGGATGGTCAGGGATGTTGCCGCCCCTGCGATTGTGGAAATAAACCCACCAGACTCCAATGCTTGTCCGACCAATTCAGGGCAGGTATAAGTCTCATCTGGCACGATGGTGCGTGTGTCGATAATCAGGTTCGATGCCCCTGCCGTGCCGCCAGTAGTTACCAAGTTGCAACTGAAAGTCACATTGTTGGCGCTGGTATTGGTCACCGTAAACTTGTCAATAATCGCCTTGACATTTGTTGCGGTATATTGGGTTGTTTGGCTGTTCTCTGCTTGTTTTGCAGGAATTAGTACTTTTACTGTAACTGTCATAGTACACCTTCAATGTTGTTGACTGTGAGAATTATGGACGGGATTGCAGGAACTGGCGCAGTTGCAGCAACTGTGTGTAACTCAACATCCAAGTCGCTTACTGAAAACATTATCTCAACGTAATCGTTGGCTTTTAAATCTAAAAACAAGTTGTAGGCAGAAAATATTTCGGCATCATTACCCTGAATACGAATTAAACCTGCGCTGTCGTCAATGTTGACACCATTTAATCTGAACCAAACGTAGAACTCGGCAGTACCGCCCGATGTTTTGTCAATTTGAAAGCTGAGAGCAAAGTTATATAAGCCTTCACTGTCAACAACAATTCTTGATGTTGGGCTTCCAATAAATACACCTTGGCTGAGGTCTGTTGTGTTAAACGTGATGGCCTTGGCTGTGTTGATAACTGTCGCTGTCTGAGTAGTGGTGTCGTAAAACGACCCATATCTTGCCCGTTTGAACTCCCTTGGTGGTGGGGTCATCTGCAAGCCCTCAACCGCTTTATTCAGCTTGTCCACCAATGCCAAAGCCTGATTTGCTTTGCTTTCAGCCAATGCCACAGTTACCGCAGTTTCTTGCGCTAGCAGTGCAATCCTGTCCAGTGCGTCCTGCGCCTTTGCGCCCAATGCCGCATCATTAACTTCAGTCTCTTGCGCTAAAGCAATGATTTGCGCTAAAGCTGAATTTGCGCCAGCCGCCGCATTGTCTGCTTGATACTCAAAGTCGGTGCTAACGATAGGTTGAATCGCGTCCACCGTAGAAAACAGCAATTCAAACTGGCGAATCTGCTCTTGGTTTTCCAAAAACAGCGCAAGCTGGTCACGGGTAAGGTTGAGCCTTCGCGTTGCCATAATCAGTAGGCCAATGGCTCGATCTGAGCCTCAAGTCGGATGAATGACACATGGGCATCACTATCGCCACGGAAGCGCTGGATGCGCCAGTTCCTCATACTTCCCTGCTGAAACCAAGCCAAACGCCTTTTGCGGTTGCCAATCGTGCCAACAGCAATGAATTTTTCTTGTGAATAGGTTTGTCCGTCTAAAGAGTAACTTGTGCTGATTTGCGGGTTATCACCAAGCGCAATGCTTCCAGTCAAGCTGACAAGTTCCATCTCGTTAAAGATTGCCCCATTGCTCTCGTTGTAAACAATCAACGTGCCAAACTCCCACCGCACCTGTTGCCCCCAGTGATGTCCTGTGTCCTGCACCAAGTAGCCGATGCTAGAACTTTGCGGGTCTCCAACCATCCACTTGTCGTAAACCCAAACCATGTTTCTGGCTCGGTATTGTGCAAATCCAGCCAAAGTCGTTGTCAGGGTAAACCAAACTGCCGTTTCTAAGGCTTTGGACGCAGAGGCATCAAAGACTATTGTGCGGTCAGGCAGGTGGACATAAAGATGCTCATGGTTCTTGTCGTTCCTTGCTTCTAGCTTGACCAAAGCCAACTGAGCTTCGGTGTACTCCAGCAAAAGATTGTCGATTTCCTGTGTGCTGATTTTTTCAGTAACGGCGGATGCGCCAACATAAATGCCTGGTGCTTCATTCCTTGCACTGCCCAAAAAAGCAATGCGGTCAATAAACACACAGCACCCTTGTGTGCCAATCACGCCTTTTTGTATCTGTGCGCCATCAATTCGTGCGAATGGAAATAACTCCCCGCCCACGTTGTCGAATACTTCAATAGTGTTGCGGTTCAGCGCATAGACCTCGTTTCGCAGCTTCAGCAACGCCACCACTGGGTCAGGGTCAACCTCTGAACTGCCGTATTTGAGAGGATTGACTTGGGTCGGGTCTGACAGTTCAGTGACCACCAAGAACTCACCATCCGTGGTCATGAAGTATCCATCTACCCACACCACATCCAGCACCAGACCCAAGTCAGGGTCGGTCACTTGCGTTAGGGTCGAGCCGTCCCAGTAATACAACCGCCCACCTGATGCAATCGCCAACTCGTCAAAGCTGTAATCAAACGTTACCAGTTGATTGGTTGGGCCACCCACATCGCCAAGCACGGTCACTGTGCCTGCGCTATTGATTTCCACCAGCTTTGTACCCATTACCCGATACAGTTCACCCCGCCAGTTGATGCCGCCACGGTCAATGCCTGGCCCTGTTCCATTGGACACAATCCCATCGCCTGGTCGCAAAAACCCATTGCTGATGCCTGACTGCTTTGGCACAGGCACAAGGTTGACTGGGTAACTGGTACGCAGTTCAGGAGTGCTGTCGGTGTAGATGCCGTTAAGAATAGGTATTTGCATTACCACTTCACCTTATCAGCCCAATATGCGGCACTCATTTTGCCTTTGGCAATGTTTTCAGAATGGCGAGACTTGAATGATTCACGCCTTGCTTTATCGGCCTTGGATTCGCCCTCACGCTTTGGAGACCCAGACACACCCTGTTGACCAAAACGAATCAGCTTAACTTCATCACCAGCTTTTGCCACAACGACATGGCTTTTGGTTGGATGACTTGGGGTGCGCTTGGGTTTATTGAAACCCTCAACGCCAGCACGGGTTAACCTTGGGTCTTTCATCTAAACCCCTTAATTTTTTCGGCAATCTTTTTAGGTTGCTTGGCAAACTGCTTGCCTGCCTTGGTAGCCTCACGCTTTGCCCTTGTGGTTGCCGCATACTCAGCCGCTGTCAGTGACTTGATAGCCTTCTCAGGCAAGTATCTTTCGCCAGTCTCAGACGATGGCTTTCCAGACTTGGTGCGCCATTTCTGCGCCCCCCAATCTTTGAGGCTTTTTTGCGTGGCTTTCATTTATAACCGCCACCTTTTTCTTTATACTTCTTGGCCAATAGTTGGGCTTTGCGAGCCGACCATTCACCAGCATCAGTCCCCTGCACAGCCGAACCTTTGATTTCCTCAAAGAGACGCTTACGCATGGTTGGCTTCGTGTAGTTGCCAGCCGCATTGACAGAGGACTTGGGCTTGGTTGCCATTACGCAATCCGATACCAAGAGTTGGTTGGCTGGTAATAGCGCACACGAAAATTGTCTTGCGCCGCCAATGTGGTAGGAACGCCATAAAGCTGTGCTGCACCGTTAGCCGCAAGCGTAAAGCCCGTGATCTGCTGAGTCGTCGTAATCAACACTTCAGTGCCATCAGGGGTTTGCGTATTCAGCGGCAATGTGACTGTGCCTGTCGCCAACGTGCCAGCAGGTTGAATCAACATCCATTGCTGCTGCGCTACTGGCGTTGGCACTGCAATGTTGAAGCCCGTGCCTGGGGTAAACAAGTTCGTTGCCAATGTGGGCGAGGCAAAACTCTGCTGGAAAAACGTCAGCAAAGAACCAATCGAGGTTCTGCGAGCATCACCATTATTTGGCGAGTAAACGGGCAACTGGTCACCGCTTGAAACAGTGCTGAGTACGGGTAACTGATTGATTTGTGGCATGACTGTCCTTAATAGTATTCGAGAGGCCCATCAGGGCCAGCAGTGACTGGGTTGGCTGGTGGTCTGATAAACGGATTGTCGTAGACCCTCCAAGGCTTGTTACCAGCACCAGCAGGCATCGTTGCAGGCAGTTGCTGTTCAAGCGGGAATGTGGCTCTTTGCAACAGGATGTCGTAACCCTGCTTTGCCGTGGTCTTGGTCTCAATCATTACGGTCTTGCCATAACTTGGGGCAAGCCTGATGCCGAGACTGCAAATGATGGCCTCATAAGCCGAGTCAGGCACAAGGGTTTCCTCGTCTAAGTCGCTGTCCTGTGGGCTGGATGGCAAAGGGTAACCCAAGCGGATGCCCTTGGCGTTCCAGTCTGCCATCATTGCATCAAGGCGGCGCAGGGCAGATTCCAACTGCTCTGGTTGCAAGTCAAAGACGTAAGACGCAAGCCCGATTTCCTCAAAGGCGGCACTTACAAACTGTCGTTTTGTGTAGCCCATGCTGATTCCTCAATGTGTTTCAGAAGTGTCGCATCTGACCAGCGTTTGTCAACCTTTAAGCCCATCAACTCTGCCTGTTGCAACATTTCCTCACGGGTCGGTGCGGTGTCCTCAATGGGAGTTTCTTCGATTTCAACAATTTCAGGCGTTTCAATAGGCACAACCCGCTTGCCAATGGGCGATGGGTGAACCTGCTTGTTTGCTTTGCGCTCTGCGGCCTGAGACTTTTTCAGCTTGCGCTTTTGCAACCGCAACTCCTTCCACGGGGAAAGAGTCTTGGTCTTAACGATTGCGGCTGACTTAATCATTTTTTCATTGGTGCTTTGCTAGGCTTGCCAGCGGCTTTTGCCGACTTGCTTGCCATGCCAAGTGCCATTGCAACGGCTTGCTTTTGGGGCTTGCCTGATTTCATTTCCATCGCAATATTCTTGCCGATGGTCTTTTTGGAATAACCTTGTTTCATTGGCATTTCGATCTCCATGTAAAACAGGCCAACATCTCTGCTGGCCTGTCAGGGTTTATCAACCGATGCGATACGCAGTGAATGTATCAGCGGCAGTCTTACGCAGACGGAACCGAGCAACAGAGCCTGAGGTAGCACCAGTTGCAGCAGAACCCACGATGGATGTAATGCCTGTGTTGACAGTGATGGTCAAAGCAAATGCAGCCAAAGTGATAACGCTGAAGTCAAACGAATCACCAATCGCCCACTCAGTTGCCAAGTCAAGGTTTGCGCCTGTTGGCAGTTGAATATCACGGGCTTGAGTTGGAGTCGCAGTAATAATGCCAGTCAGCACATTGGCTGCTGTGGCAATCATCGTGCCGCCATCAGCTATGTTGGCTGGCGCACCTTGAGGCTGCCAGTTGCCATTGTTGCTGATGTCAGGTGCTACACCAATCGAGTAGTACGCACCCGATGCACCAGCTTGAATAGTCACGCTGGTGGCATTGGTGAATGCGCCTGATACATAAGTGGTGTTGTCGACTACGGTCAACAAGTCCTGTGATTCAGGGAAATTGGGGTAACCAACTTCTTGAAACACACTTGCTGGCGAGTAGGCTTGAACGGCGATTTTCTCGCCTGCTGGCACAGTAACGGTAGCTGTGCCTTGTGCAAAGATTACGTTGTAACTCATGATTTTTCCTTAAGGTGTTTGGTTGAACAACAGGATGCCGGACATCTCTGGCTGTTTGTTAACCACGCCAAACAAGGTATCCAAACGATACTTGGTTTTCATGGTGTTGACATCGTATTGCTTCTGCATGACCAGCTCGATGCCCTGATCTGTTGAGGCACGCATCACTGCGACACCAGCATCAGACGGGACAGCGTAACGACCAGGCAGAATCTCCAGCGCATCTTTCTGCCAGAAGCAGTTGATAGGTGCGGCATCGGTGTTCAAGCGGTTGATGGTACGACCAGCGGCGGCAGTCACAATACAGTTTTGATACTGCAACTCGGCATCAGTTCCACCTTGGGCAGAAATGATTGGAGGTGTGATAACGCAAGTGGTTGCATTGGTCACGCTCACCACACGGAAGGTCTTGGAGAATCCAGTACCTTGTTTGGTGATGTGATGGACAGCTTCAACACCTTCGATCTCGATGGCAGTACCTGCTGGCAAGTCGGTGGTGCTGGACACGGTAATCGTTTGGAAACGATTGTCCACGTTGGCAGTTTCACCAGTGACCGCAGTTGAGGTGGCAACAGGCACATAGTAGTTATTTGCCGCAACCAAAGTGCTCATTGTTGGGTCAGCGCCAGTTGCGGCGGCAATACGGTTTGCGTAGTCCAGTTTGTAGGTCTCAAAGCCTGCGACCATACCAACATAAGAACGCTCAAACGCATTATTTGACTTAGTACCAGCAAAACTGCGTGCGCCAGTTCCTGCACCAGTGGCAATGTTGCCAGCGATGCCGTTGTAGTCACGGCTAGACAATGCCAAGTAACGGTCAAAGGCTTGAACGCCCTGCTCGTTCATGATGCTGTCGCACAAAGCGATGTCGTCATAGTCACCAGCGGCTGTGCTGACAGTGACCACTAACGAACCGAGGTTTGCGGCAGTGTTCATGATGGCGATGTTGATGTCGGATGCCAGCTTCTGCTTTGCGGCTTCGCCCAAGCGACCCTCTTGCAGGGCATCACGCAATTCCAAAGCGTCCAGAATAAACGGCACAGACTTTTGAAAGCCGAGTGTCGCTGGAACTGAAAGCTGGGTGTATGCGCCAAAGTTGCCAGTCTGGTCCATGCCATCGTACGACTGTGCGATATAAGGCTGTGGACGATAGATGACGTTGTTGGTGCGTTCCATCATCGAGCCATCTGTGTTGTAGATGGACACGTTGCGGGACAGCACTAAAGCATCGTTAAAGCCTTCGAGGATGTCCTCGAACGCTACGCGCTCTTCTTTACTGAATGAATTGCTCATGGAAAACTCCTAATTGGTTTATTTAGTAGCTGATCGTTTTTGCGCTTTGTAGGCAATGACTTTCGTCATGTTGCCAGTACGAGCCGCATCTTCTCTCAGCCGTTCAAGTGTTGAGTCCACCGCACCAGAGGAACGCCCAGTTCCTGTAACGATTCTTTCGGGTGCGGGTGCTTGCCTGCGATTTGTAACTTTCAAGTCCTTCTCCAGTTTTGCTACCGCAAAGGCAAACTTTACGGGGTCTTTGATTTCAGCCAACTCTTTAGCCTTTGCAGGGTTCTTTCCGAGTGCGTAAACAACGAGTGCAGGGTTATCTGCACCTTGCAGCAAAACGCCTTGCTGGGTGATAGAAAAAACTTGTTGAGCAACTTCTTCAGCATCTTCAAAGTCCTTCACTCTTAGCTCGGCTTTCGCCTTGCCGTAACCATCCAACTTGGCCTGCCATGCCTTTTGCTGATTCATAACTTCAGCTTCTTGCTTGGCGTTAGCATCATCAGCTTGTCGCTTGCGCTCAAACCAATTTGCCAATGCTTCCTCGTACTTATCGGCGTCATAGTCGTGATCTTCCAGCTTTGGCTTATTACCTATCACCACTGGCTTGGTCTCAGGTGGTGCGGCTTGTAGCCTGCCTTGCAATTCACGATTCTGCCGTTGCAGTTCTCGGTTCGTCTTACGCAACTCTTTAACCCATTCAGGCGCAGGAGTATGTTCTTCGGGAGGTGGCGCTTCCTCACCAATGCTGACAACAACTTCTTCGGTATCTTCTGGTTCAATCTCTTCAACGGGTTCGCTGACTTCGATTTCCTCTTCTTCTACTTCAGGTTCATTGTCTTCAATTACTGCCTTTTGATTCATCTTTGACCCCATTCAACTCACCCACTTTGAACGGCTGGGTGGTAACCGTTGTTTTGATTGTCGTACTTTTTTTCTTACCTGACAACAGGCTGAACAATCTGCCCTTGCAGAATTTGCTGAACAGCCTCGGTATTTGTCAATGCCATGTTTTGTGCGCTCTCTTGAACTTTGCCCAAAGTTTCCAGCGTCTGGGCACGTTTAAGTTCTGCCGCCGCCACAGTTTCCACGGTATCCGCTCTGGCTTTGGCTGCTTTAGCTATTGCTTCTTCAGCCGCCGCTTGCAGGAATACAGCGTTCGGGTCTTGGGTCTGCCCTTGCATCTCAGCCATCATTTCCTGTGCTTCGTCTTCGGTTGCCTGCACAACGCCCATCCGCAGTAACTTCTTGCGGAAATAAGCATTGGCATCCCCAACGCCCTCGCCTTCCATGTTCATCATTGCCATTGCAGTCAGGACTTGGGCTGTCTCAGGGTCTTGGGTGATTTGCAGCATCCCAGTCAACGCTCTGACCGTGGCCGCACGTTTACTGCTGGATGATGGGCCAACCTCGGCAATCACATCAAAGGTCGCAGCACTCAAGTCATTCGCCATCACCACTGCACCAGTCTCGGTGTCAATCGTGGGTTGCATCAGCTCAACCATGCCAGCTTCACCAGTGGGCGCAATGGTTTTCATCTTGCGCTTGTCCTCGGTGTAGATTTCCTTTGCCATGCCAAGCCATATCTCGCCGCATCGCTTCATACCCTTGGCAAAGTTGCTCATGTAAATGAACGTCTGCATATCCACACGGGTTTGAATCATCTCTACCGCTTTGCCTGATACGCCCGAAACCATCTTGTCTGCGCCCTGCGGGTTGCCCAAAATGTCCTGCATATCCTGCTCGGTAATCTGCAACAGTGCCGCCATTGCAGGCGGGATTGCTGCCGACTTGGTGTAAGCCAATGGCCCAGTCACTTGAGTGTTGCCATCTGGCCCAGTGATTGGGTTGACCAGCAGATAAGGGTAATCCCGCAGATTGTCTTCAGCCCACATCACTTGATGCCCTGCTACTTGCTCAGGGGTCATGATGGGCTTTTCGATACTCGACAGTGCGCTGATCTCGCCCAGCTTGGACAGTTGCATATTCTTGAGGCGTTGGGCATCTTTAGCCAGGCGCACAGCACCCATGCATCGCTCGATGTTGTCCACAAACCACCGTTTGCCGTAGACCACCACGATGGGGATGTTTCGGCCTGCAATGTAGCCTGCATCTTCCAGCACCTTGCCGCCCGACATGATGTATTTGCGAACCCGCATCCGCTTGATACGCTTTTGGCGCACCTCACGAGTGCCGACTGCCATCAGGGTTTCCTCTAGCGTCTCATCGTTCGCAAAGTCCGTTTGGGTGTAGCGTTCCTCAGTTCCATCAATGGCTTCGAATATGCGGATAACCTCGGTCTTTTCCTCGACCTTGTAGTACTCGGCCACAAACACCACATCTGGTGTTGCCCAGTCAAACTCGTACTGGTGAATGATCTTTGGCCAGTCCGTTGGGTCATCGTTGTAGGTTTCTTTGTAGCTTTCACGGGTCATGCTCGTGACCACAAAGGCATATTTGGCATCTGACTTGTCTTGCCGCTTGGCGTTTAAGTCAAAGAATACAGAGCTGTCAGCATCAAAGATTGGCTCGAACCTGATGCGCTGGCGTTCGTTCTCTGGGTCTTCTTCGTCCTCGTAGACAGTCCGCAAACGCCATGCGCCAATACCACCGCCTACGGCTTCTTCAAAGGCGTTGTCGTAGGCTTCGTCAGCCACCGATGCCTGTTCATCAGCACGATATAACCCATCGCAGACTTCGGCCAGCTTGTCGTTCTCAGTCCCGTCTTTGCTTACATAGTCAACGGTGATGCGGTTATTTCGGTATTCGTTAACGATGCGAATGACCGCCAACATGATTTTGTTGACCTCAAACTTGGGTTTATTTTCGTACTGATCCCACAATGGACCTTCCCACTGTGCTCCGCAGAGAGAATAAAACCGTCTGTCTTGCAGGCATTGCAGGCGTTCATCCCGCAGCGCAGTTTGTATGTCGTTGAACTGCCGCAGTGCTTCAGCGTGCAGATTGGCAAGGCGTTGGTCATTGGGTATTCGTGCCATATTTGTCCTTTTGGGGCGATTATCTACCAGCGTTTGACATTGGGCAATGGCGTAAATGTAGCTGGTTTTGTGACCGCTGACCGCCTAATGCCCTCACACGCATACCGCAAAGCATCAATCACATGATTCTTTTTGTCCTCAAGCTGGGGCAGGATTCGCCCCGTCAATGGGTCAGATTTATAACTGTATAGGCTTAATTCGTCAATGGTGTGAATACAGCGAGGATGAACAACGATGTCGTAGTTCTTCAAGAATTCGATGCCTTCCTCAACAGACTTTGGCCCTTTGACAGCTGTCATGATCTTGGGAAAGCCGTTGCGCTTCATGTGGCTGATGGTCTCTGGTCTGGCTGAGTCGGCAACGATAGGCCACTTCTCTGCCTCTGGTACTTGCATGAACAGTTCAGGCGTGTTGACAATCTCACAGCCCACCATGTACGCCTCATAGTCAATGTACAGGGTGCGCCCAATAATGTGGCAGCGCACCAAAACTGTTGGGTCAACCGAGAATCCCCAGTCCGCACCCAGTCGGTGAATGGCCTCTGCTGGGGCTTCAAAGTCATCAATCTTCCAGTTTCTGAATACCCTGCTGTTGCTGTTGCGTAGGTACTGCCCCATCCAAACGTGCTGATACTTGTCAGGGTCACGCCGTTTGTCGTACTCCATCTCGTCCTTCAGGACTTGTGGAAACCACGGATTTTCACCAAAGTTCACCTTGATGACCGTTGCACTGGCTGGCGGTTCAGGGCCACGCAGTAGAAAATCAACTGGGTCGGATTGCTGGCGTGGATTCCATGTAAACCACAGTTCGCTGTTGGGCTTGCGGATTGTTGGCCTTAATAGGTCAAGGCTGGTCTGGCTTAATGACTGAGCTTCTTCTACCCATGCGCAGTCGTACCCTTCCAGCGACTTAATCGAGTCGGCGGTGTGGTTCTGCATCCCTTGGAAAATAATCGCCCCATCGCCCTTTTTGGACTTGATGACCGAATCTTGGACTTCAAAGTAAGCCCCTGCGTTCATAGCCTCAATCTTGGTTTCCAGCAGACGTTTGACTGATTGGTTAAGGGACTTCTGGATTTCACGGACGCAAACGCTTCTGCGCTTGGGGTCGAGGATGTGTTCCTCAATCATCAACTCAGCAAAGGCATGGGACTTACCGCTGCCCCGACCACCCCATGCGCCCTTGTATCGGGCTGGCTCAAGCAATGGCAAGCACCATTCTGGAGTGTGGATTTGTAGGGTTTTACCCATTTTTGACTACAACACGTTCAAGTTTTTCAAACAGTGGGTTTTCTGGGTCACTGGAAAGCTCTAACTTGTCGCCCCATTTTTTCGGGGCCAACTTCGACAAAAGCCATTTTCTAGTATCAACCTGTAATCTCTGTTTTTGCACTGCGCCAGAATCGGTTGCGCCGCTGTCTGTACTTCCAACAGGAGTATCAGCAATTCTTAAGGTCTCCGAGGCTATGTATTCGATTAAGTCTTCCCTCGCGCGCGCGTACTCTGCCGCCATTTTAGAGTCATCATTAAGCCAGTGGTTAAATGTACTTTGAGGCAGGCCGATTTGTTTGCAGGCTTGGTGGGCGCTTAGACCGTTTCGCATACCCGCAAAGACCAATTCGGCTAGTTCTGTTCTGTCTGGGCTTTTTGGTTTAGTTTTGGGTTTGTTGACGGTTTTCATTTAAGTCTCCATCGGTTTGGGAACATCCACAGGCCAATCTTCTGCGAGAGCCGCAATGGTTGCAATATGCGCCTTTTGCCATAAGTCTTGCCTTTCCTGTTTGCTTAGTGTTTTCCCTTGGTCAATCTCGTAATGGCATTTCAGGCATAAAGCCGCCACCAGATTGTCATCCGCTTTGATTCCTCTGCCCTTGCCGCCACCCCAGTTTGTGTGTGCTGCTTGGACCATGTGACCAGAACCGCAGGCTTGGCAGTCAAGACTTGCCACCATCTTTAGCAGTTTTTTGCTTCTGACGTATTGGTGTTTTTCTATCAACGATTGTCTCCAGTGTTGTAAACCTGTGCTCATTTGCACATTCCATGCGCCTGCGCCTCGTGTTACCTGTTGATGTTCGGGTTTCTTTCACGATTGTCCATGTCCCACAAATAGGGCATTTCACTGGTGCGCCCTGTCTTGGTTTCTGTTGGTTGCTTCCCGTGAGCGCCAAATCTCGATGTCAAGTCGTGCCGACTCAATCTCCCATTTCAGCGTTTCCTCTTTTTCAATCGCTTCAGCCAGTCCACGGATAAGCTGTTGATAACTTGGGTGTGCATACGCTTCCCGCTCCTGTGCGTTTGCCGCTTCAATGCCCAATGTTAAGGCATCTTTCATTAGCAGGGCTTTTTTGGATTTGCGGAATTCCTCAAGATAAACACGTTGGGCTTTGGCTTCCCCAAATGCTGGAGCTTTATCTCTGATGGCTTGCGCCGCATCTTCTGGTCTCATTTAATCTCCACAAAAACAAGCTATTGTTTCCTCTGTTGCGTCAAACAAATCTATTTGGTCTTTTCCAAATTGGCTCATTGAAGCATAGGTCGGGCGGTCTTTTGAAAATCTGCCGCCAATGATTTCCTCTTGCTTTGCCCACCAAATAGCCCGATTAGGCTCATGCTGAATGATGGACATTAGTTGATGTGCGCCCTTCATAAAGCACAAATCACAGTTTCCAAGCGGTGTTATCTTGTCCACAAACTGAAGACCAAGATCGAAATCGTTTTCTTTCCAAAACTGCTGGACATGGGTTTGGGTGACACCAGCCAAGGCCAAGGGTGCATGGACTGTTTGCCGCAATTTACTGACTCGCCTTGGTTCATCAGCCCGAATCCCTGCAAAAGTCTGAAATTCATCAAACCCTTTTGACTTCATGAGGCGAGTTATCGGGTGAATCTTGAGTTCTGTTGTACAGAATCGCATAACTGAGTTTGGCAAAAACTGCTTTTGTCGAATCATCTCGGCAAAGGGTTCACCATCTCTGGACGCTGCTTTAAAGTCAACTTCAACAAATTTCTGCGGGTTTTTAGCAAACTCAAGCCAAACGATAGGGACATTCCAATTGTTAGAGCAGGCTTGTACAAACTTCAATGTGGCCTCATCTTCCTTGCCAGTATTGGCAAAGCAAACAACAGCCTCGCTTGGCAGTTGCCCCCCCCCAGCTTCTAATACTTTATACAACATATATGCACTTGTGCGCCCACCGCTAAAGCTAATGCAAGTTGGTTCAGTTATTTTGTAAGGGTTCATGCAGCCTCCATGATTGCTACATCCACCCCAGCCACTGCTGAATAGACCTTTTTGATGTTCAGCTCGACCACTTGGGTGTCATCAAGATAAACCGTGCCGTTCATTGCATCCAAAAATGCCTTTGCCACATTGTCAATGTCAGGCTTCTTTGCTGGGCGCTCAGAACCGCTTAAACAAGCCTCTGTGCGCTTTTTTGAGTACGACTGTGGGATTGGTGTCCTGATGTACAAATAAACGCTCACAGGCGTTTCTAGGGGCTTGCTTATCCCCATTGCTTTGCTGGCGCACAGTTGGATTGCGGTTTCGTAATCAAGAGTTGCTTGGTCGGTGTAAACCTTGGTGAACTTCCCGTGTCGGGAAAACCTCGGTCTGCCTTTGCCCTTGGGTTCAAGCGGCACATCAAAGACGATTGAAATCACGTTGTCTCTCCATTTCTGCAATCAAGGTATCGAGACCAGCCTGGCCACGGCGCTTCTTTAGGCTCATCTTGACATCCAGCCACCAAGCCTGTGCTTTCTGCTGCCCCAACTGCTTCGCTTTCAGTCGGTATCTGCGAATCCAGTCTCTCGCCTCGGTCTGGCGCAAGGTCTCCAGCATCTTGCAACGCTCGGTTGATGTCAGCAAGGCTAAATTCTTGGCCTTCCCGTCTTTTGTCCAGTAGGGATTTGTGGTCATATATCACTTAAGATTCTCCAAGCTGTTGCTGCACACAATGGAACTTGTCCATTTCCAATGGCTTTAAGTCTGTCCACTCTAGAGGCCATCCCATCAACCACTCTGTCCACGTTGGGTTCAGCTTCCCACCATTGTGCAGACCCGATACCTGCTCTCCAAGGTTTCCCTTGCCTCTGTCCCTCAAGGCATGACGAGAATCCTGTGCTTTTGGAGTTCCCCACATATTGCGATTTGGGTATTTCTGTGCAAATCCCGCTAGATTCATTGTGTACCTTTTCCCCGCCAATGTTGATGGGCTGTTGTGATTTGCGCCACCAGTGCTGCTTGTTGGGGTTGGAACTAGCGACAATCCAGATTCGTTCTCGTTTGTGCTTTGCACCAATGTCGGCAGCAGATATAACTCCCCACCGACTGTCATACCCCATTGCGGTAAGGTCTGCAAGGACTCGTTCAAGTCCTCTAGTAACGAGCATTGGACTGTTCTCCACAAATGCATATCTTGGTCGAACCTCGCCAATAATCCGTGCCATTTCTCGCCACATTCCGCTTCGTTCTCCATCGAGTCCATCTCCATTTCCTGCAACTGAGATGTCCTGGCATGGAAACCCTCCAGATACAACGTCAACAATTCCTCTCCAAGGTTTGCCGTCAAAGGTTTGAACGTCATCCCAAATCGGGAAAGGCGGGAGAAGTCCGTCATTTTGTCGGGCGCACAGTACGCTTGCGGGATAGGATTCCCACTCGACTGCACAGACTGTTCTCCATCCAAGGAGTTTTCCCCCAAGTATTCCTCCACCAGCACCTGCGAATAAAGCCAACTCATTCAATTTGTCCTTCTTTCATTTGACGCATA